CTTCCTAAAAGATCATCATAATAAACTTTCTTAAAAGTAGAGCCGCTTAAGGGTAGATGGAATAACATTTGATCAAATTCTGGTTCGTATTCCTTCATTTGATCCATCAATTGATAATTCATAAAATCTTTTACTCTTTGTGCTTGAGCTTCTTTAGCTGCATTAGATATTCCTAAAATTTGAGTTCTAACAGGACCATCTGCTGGTAATAATTCTTTATAAGCTAATGCTTGAAATTGTGTAACAGCCTCAGCTAATACTGGGTGCGTTGCACCTGAAGCTCCTTGAAAAGGTTCGTTTCTGTTATCGTACTTAAATCCTAAAAGATCTAAACCTTTAATGTAAGATTGTTCCCAATCTTTTCTGGACATTTTATAGTCCGTGTAATTTTGTCTTAATTGAATTCCAACTGGATCTAAAACTTCTTCTGGTAAAATATCGGCTAGGTTATCAAAGTGCGTGTTTGACTGTGCTTGGTTCACGGCACTTGGTTGGAAATTTACTGTAGCACCACCTTCTTCATCAGGTGTTACTTCTACAGGTTGTCTTTGTTGAGCTTCCGTAATATCGACATTAGTCATTTCCTGTGCACCAGGAATTTTTACTTCGTGTCTAACATTCGGGAGTGATTTATCAATTTCTGCCATTTATACTCCTAGGATTTTTTACCATTAATCATTATAGAACGCAACCCCTGTCTTTCAGGTGGAATTGCATGGGGTTTACGTATTGCAGTTATACCACCACCCATATAACCTGCTCTGCCGCCTTGGGCCATTTTAGAATAACCACCAGCGTGTGCTATAGGTCCCATTTGAGACCATCCATATCTTGATGAAGGTGTAGGATAAAAATCACCAAATGTTTTTGGATAATTAGGACTCCAGCTTGCTTCTGTTGGTAAATCTAATATCGTTTTCATAAGATTAGGATCTAACACTTCTTGAGGGAAAAACGCATCTTTTAATTCTGGATCTATTATCCATTCCCCACCTATCATCTTCTTACCATGCTTTTGATACATTAAATCTTTCATTTTTTCTCTTTGTAATTGATCTGCTCTTTGTCCTGAAGTCACACCTCCATACAAAGAATCTTGTGCTCTTTCAATTTTTAAACGAGCAACTTGATCATCATATGCTTCTCTATCATTTTCTATTTGAACTTTAATTTTTGTAACTCCTTCAGCTCCACCTAAAGATTCTAAATAATCTTTATAGTTTTTATCTCTAGCTGCTTTATTTTGTGCTATTTCATTCGCTGATAAAGGAGTTTTTCCTGGTGCAGAAATATGTGCACTTTGTTTAAGAGCAAAAAGTCTATTCAACTCATCTAATTTTTTATTATTATCTATGAATCTTTTAACTCCAGTTCTAGTTCTTAATTCCATTGGCGCACCAGGGGCTGCCATTGTTTGATCTTCCTTAAGTAAAGCTTTTCCTTCTTCGTCTCGAACTTGCCATAAAGCTTCTTCGTATTGCTGATCTGCAGGTTTAAGTAAACCCATTGCAATAGCAGGTTTTGCCCATAAAGATTTTGCAACTCCTTCTCTCCAAGGAGTTCCAGTTCCTAATATATCATGAGCTACAAACGCTGCTTCGAAAAGTGGTTCACCCCAAAGTGTCATTGGACCCATAGCAAGTCTACCTGCTCTTCTTAATAATCCTCCCGACTTAGCCATCTTTGAAGCTAATGCTTTAGCTGCTGCATTATCTGCAAAAGGAGTTGTGTCAGAAAATCCTCGTAAATATCTATCATGCTGCTTTAATTTCTCCGCTGCATTTTTCATATTGGTTATTTTTTCACCATCAGGACAATCACCTGAAAAACCAATTCTTCCACCGTCTTTAACTCTTTGTGTACCTTTACTGCACCAGCCTGCTAAAATTTGTTTTGCTTCTTTAGATCTAAAACCTTTTAAATCTTCTTCAGATATAATTCCCCTATAACCTTTTTGAAATGCGTCACTCATTGTCATTTTAATGTTTTTCTCTAATTCTTTTGCAACTGCTTCTGGGTTTGAATACCTGCTTAAATCATAGATTACTTTTTTTTCTTGAGGATATACAATTTTTCCTAATTTTTCATCAAAAGTAAAATCAGCATAACCTCCAGTTTTTTTATTAAAGTCATCAATAAAATTTTTTATTTTGGTTCCACTAATTTTTCCTTCTTCGTGTTTTTTCAACATTTCAATTAAAGGTAAATCAAAAATATCTTTTTTAATTCTATTAAATTTTCCTGTTGTAAATTGTCCTTTTAATAAATAATTTCTAGGTAGATACTTATAATCTCTCCCAATTGATTTTGCTAAAGTGTGATCAAACTGAACTCCACCAAAAACCTTAGTAAAATTATAACTTGATTTTTTTCCTGCATCTGTTTTTAAATAAGAATCAACTGTGCCTTTGTATCCTTCTTTGTTCATCTGCCCTTTTATAAACATAGTATCTAAATCTCTTACAATTTTTCTAGCTTCTTTTTGTCCTTCTAAAAAATTATTAAGTTGACTAGCTATTTTTTGTGAAGTTCCAGAACCTACACCCCAAACTTTTTTTGCATAATTTGGATTTGTGCTAACTTTACGTAAAATTTTCTCTATTGATTCCAAAGGTTTTCTAACAACTTGAAAAGATTCAATATGTTTTACTGGGATGCCTGCGTTTATTAAAGTATTTCTAGTAATTCCTCTGTGAACTCCTCCTATGGTTTGCTCAGGAGCTCCTGGTCTTGGGTAAGATTTAAGAAAATCAAAACCACCTTTTTCATAACCATCTAATAAATAACCTCCCTTACTTTTTAATTTTAAAACCATCTCTTCTGGACCTAGTTCTACATAAGTCCCTGCATTTTTGTTTATGTCAGCAAATAACTCTATAAATTTATTTTTAACTTTAGGGTTATTTTGAATTATTGAAGCTTTAAAAATTTCATCTTCTGAAAAGTTTTTTGTAAAACTAAAAACACCTCTCTTTGCTTTACTAGGGTTTATTAAATTATCTATTTGGTCTAAGTATAATCTTTTATTTAAAACTTCAAGGTTATCTACTCCAAGATTTACACTTACACCAACACCACCTTTAACAGTATGAAAAAGAGCGTCTGCTTTAGAACCTATTTTATGTTTAAAATATTTTTCATAAGCTTTTTTCATTTCTAATGGACTGTCATAATTTTTTCCATTATCTGCAATCCATTGAAGTCTTTTTCCTACTGGTGTATTTTGAAAATTTTTTCTGCTTGTTTCTAATATTTTCTGTCTAACTTCGGGAGTATACAATTGACTCATTTCAGTTTTATACTGTTTAGGAACTCCTGGACTTCCTTTTCCAGGCCCCTGATACCCTGGTCTCGATCCATCAACCGATGGTGTTACTAGTTGGCCATCGTTATATCCAGCTCTGCCACCATCAGCATGTGGTTTTAAAAATGGATTAGGCTCCCAAGTTTCTAAAGTCTCTCCTGGTCTTAAAAATTCTGATTGTTCTAAATCTGGTGTGTTGACGTTATCTAGTTGTGCAACCGTGATCCGTGGACTTTCGTTTTCACGTTTTACTTTTTCTATGTAATCTAATATTTTCATTCGCCCAACATTCCTGCAAGTCCGCCATCTGCCTTTTTCATTTCTTTAAATTTCGCTACCTTCTCTCTTTCCTGAAAATCAGCAATTGCTTTTCTTAAATCCATTTTCTCTCGTACTTTTTCTGGATATGGTCTGGATCTTTTTCCAAGTTTCGTGGTTCCTGGAAAAAACTCATCAAATAATTTTGCAAGTCCTTCTAGGACTTTTTTGCCCTTGGAAAACGGAACACGGCCACCTGTTGCATGCTTAGTTGCCTTTCCAACATCAAAGTCTTTTAACATGTTGGCCTTTTCAAGTTTTTTTATCATTTCCATTTTTCCCTTGTAGTCTCTTCCACTACCTAGTCGAATTAATTGACCATATATATCACCTGTATCTGATGCAGTAATAAAATCTTCAATTTCTGCATCATCCATGTGTGGTAAATACTTTTTCATGTATTTAATTAAACCAGTTTTATCTCTGGCTCTAAATTTATCCACAACTTCTAATAAACCTTGATACAGTTCAGGATCTTGAGTTCTCATTTCCTTCATCCTATCTTTACTAAATACTTTATTTAAAAATTTAAGTCCTAAATCTAGTACTCTTTTGCCCTTGCCTAACGGAACACGGCCGCCGTCTGCGTGTTTAGTAATGTCTTTACTCAATATCATTTCTATTTCATTCTTAAAATCAGACCCAGGCCCTGTATCAGGAAATTTAAATTTAGGATTTTTTCTTATTTTTTCTGATTCTTCTAACATTTCGGCAAGTATTTTTTTATTTTTCTGTTTTGAGCTTTGACCAATTAAAGATAATATAAATTCTCTTTTATCTACAAAATCTTTTACATTAAATGGTTTATCTTTTGGTCCTTTTAAAAATTTCAATAATTTAAAAAGATCACCCCCACCAGCTAACGGAACTCTATGATTATCATCCTCATATGTTGGTTCACCTAACATGCCTGCGATACCGCCGCCTGCAAATGGAAAAGGTCCTTTCTTTTCTATTGCTTCCATAACTTGTGGTATAGTCATTCCAGATCTATCCCTTGCATAAATAACATCATCTAAAGTACGTCCATGTTTTAAAACATTTTTGTACTGATCTTCGGATAAACCAGAATACTTTAATTTTTTAATTGGATCCGTTGGAATTTCATCTGTTTGATAAAACATCTTTTCCAATATAGGTTGGTTAGGTGCTCTTTCTTTTGCTAATGCTTCTGCAACTTTTTGTTTTTCAACATTTTTCATAACTTCTTTAAACTTAGGATCAAGTTTCATAATACCTGACATTCTAGTAAAGTCCCCCTTTTCACCAGCGGCTGCTAATTCTTCTGCAAAACTTCTTTTAAATTTAAAAGGTAATATGTCTGCTGATTTTTTAGGTAGTACTTCTTCAGCATATTTTAAAGGATGAACTATTTGTTCTGCCATAATATTTAAATCACTTTTTGATAAATTGTTAACATCTATGTTGTTGGCTTTTAATTTATCAATGACAGATTTTGCTTGTTTTTCAGCTATGAATTTATCAACGGGAGTTATTTTCATAATGCCCGATTGTTTTTGCACGGTTTTTTTAAAAATTAGATTTGCTAAATATTTAAATTTACTCATTAATAATAAACTCTTTTTCTAGGCGCTGATTTTTGTTCTACGTAGTCTTCAGGGTGCTTGACTAAACCACCTTGTCTGAAGCGCATTACCGCCATAGTCATAGAGTCGACTAAGTCGTCATGATCTCCGTGTGGGAATGCTGCGCATTCTTCCATAACTTCCTCCGCAAAATTCTGGTCTGGCGCCCATATCATTCCAGATTCAAAAAGCGGAGCACACGCATTTACTCTAACATGTTTATCATTTCCTTTACTTGGAGTAAAGTTTAAAACTGGTATGTCCATTTGACGAAGTTCATAGGTCAAAGGTAGTCCAGATGCCTTCGCTTCGACTATAACAGACTCTGGTTTCCAATATTTGTACTGCTCGAGTGCTTTTCGTCTTAATTCTGGAAATTCATACCTTCCTTTTACTGCATCGAGCAAAATTAAGTTAGCACCCGAGTCTTGGTCGGGGAAAAATATGCCCCAAGTGGTAATTGCACTAAAGTCAGCCGTTTCTTTTTTCATATAAGCCGTATCGTACGCTTGAATGACGTGTTGTAGAGGTGGAATTTTATCATTTGTCCATTTTCGCCACCATTCACGTTTAATTATCGCTCCTTCTTCCGAAGTTGGCCTTTGCATCCACTGTGCATTCCATTTTCCAACTGGTAACGTGGCTTTTACCTTCTCTAATTCGTCTAATTTCCAATATTCTGGCCAAACGGGTTCTATTTCAGGTCCGTGGTCCAAGATCGCTGGAAATTCGACCACTTCCCATTGGTCAGCTTTAGCTTCTTTCTGTTTTGACAACAACATTCCAGTCAAATCTTTTTTTGACCAACGTGTCATAACGCAAACTATCTTTCCACCAGGTT